CCGAGGTTCTGTGTCGAGTCGACCATGGTCCGCTCGGTGATGATCATCCGCTCGCTGTCGATCCGCAGCACGTCGCCGACCCCGAACCGCGACGTGGACCAGTTAATCGATGCCGTCGCGCTTTCACTGGCGTCGAGGTTCGCGGACAGGGTGCCGACGGGCTCCTCATCGGCTCGGTACCCGAACACGCCGGTGATCTCGATGCTGCGCTGCGGGGTGTCACCGCGGACGAACGTGGTCAGCGTGGACAGGTCCAGGTCTAGGCGGGTGAACGGGGGGCCGCTGTTGGCGGGTTCGAGGAAGTAGTCGGTCGAGGCGATGACCGTGCCGTCGCTGGTCACCGTGGTGACGCTGATGAGTTCGTCGCGGCCTAGCCGGAGCCGGTACGTCGTGCCGTTGATGTCGCTTGGCCAGTCGAAGACCCGTGTACCGGTGGACGGGTAGAACCTGCGGTGTGTCAACGCCTCGATCGAACGTGAGGCGGACTCGATCGCGCGGTCGACCTGCGTGTTGTTCCGCGCGGTCTCCTGCGAGTCGAGGGCGCCTTTCACGTCCTCTCGGGTTGCGTACCACACCGAGGCCATGGGTCAGCCCTACTTGTCGTTCGGCTTCGCCCGGGCCTTGTTGGCTGCCGGCTGGGCCTGCTTGATCAGCCCGAGTTCGTGGGCCGTCTTGTCGTCGACCTCGTCACCCTTGGCGTACGCCAGCACCGCGGCATCGACGTGGCCGGTCTCCACGTACCGTCCGTCGACGGTGCGCCAGATGTGCGCGGGAACCTTGTGCATCAGGCGCTCCTACTTGTAGAAGACGACGAGGCGGAACTTGCCAGCCGTCAGGGCAGCAGCAGCGATGGTCAGAGCCAGGCTCCGCGCTGCTGTGGTCTTGAGTGCCGTCGAACCGGTGCTGTCCGGAACGATGTCCTTGCGGCCGACCGTCAGATCGGAGGCGACCGCCGCCACGCGCAGGTCCCCGGCCGCCTCGGAGTTCAGCGCCACGGTCGCCACCGTGACGGGCAGCACGGCCGTGGTGACGTCGATGTAGCCGCCGGTGATGATCGACCCGTTGGGGATCTCGCCGCCGTTGACGCCGACACCGCGCAGGGTGATGGTGCTGATCGCGCCACCGTCGACAGCGAAGTCGTATTCGGCCTCGGCCGTCTTCAGCCGCTGGGTGCCCTCGATGACAGGCATGATTGTGTTCCCTTCTCAGGTACGTAGGACTGCGATGGTCGCGTCCGCTGCGGCAGAACGGATGGCGAACAGCACGTCACCCGCGTCGACTTCGACGGTGACCACCGCGCCAGCGGCCAGGTCGAATCCGTTCGTTGCGGTGACGCCGCTCGGCCCCAGGTCGGCGGCGTTCGCCGACGTGTTCTTCAGCACCAGCGTCTGGCCCGCGGTGCTTGCGGTATTGAGGGCCACCGCCGTCGTAGAGACGGTGACCCTCGCAGCCGTGACGGCCATCGGTCAGATCCCGGTGACCTGGCAGAACGCCGCCGGCCGGTAGACCACGAGGGCCACCCGGATGTCGGCGCGCAGCGCCTGCTTGCCGTTGATGAAGAACGTGTCGTGGCTGTTGCTGACCTGGACGTCGATGCCGCGACGCACCGCGAGCTCGGAGAAGTTACCGAAGTCGCCGACCAGCGCCGTGTTCTCCGTCAGTGCCTGCGCCAGCACCACCCGCTGGCCCCAGATCCGCTCCGGCCCGGCATCCGACGGGTTGCCCCAGATGTACAGGCCGTCCGCGGTGCGGAGCAGCCGGACATCCTGCCAGTCGTTCGGGTTGAAGACCACGGCATCCGGCATGGCCTGCCCGGTGCCGGTCCTGACCTTGGTCAGCGCCTTGTACACCGCGTCCGGCGTCGGGTCGGTGCCCTTGGCCTGGGTCTGGATGCCGACCACGTTCAGGAAGCCGCGCAGGTTCGGCGCGGTGCCGTTGCCGACCAGCAGCTGCGAGTCGAGCCGCTGCCGGACCATGAACGGGAGCCGGTTGTCGATGTACCCGCGGGCCTGCGGCTCGTCCTCGAGCTGCTCGTCGGTGACCGGCAGCCACACGGAGACCTTGCGCACCAAGCTCGACTGCTCGGTCAGCGCCAGGGTCGCCTCCGGGTAGAGGCCACCTTCCAGGACCTCTGCGGCCGTGTTCGTGAAGGTGGTCTCCTCCATGTACGTCACCGCGGACTGGCTGGTGGTGGTCCGGATCTCCTCGGGGTCCCAGCCAGCGGATGTCTGGAACAGCGTCTTCAGCTCGATGTCCAGGGTGGACTCCGGGCCGGCACTGCCGGTCTTCTCCTTGTACGCCTTGGACTCGACGAACATCTGCCCGAACGACTTGGTCTGACGCCCGGACGTCGGCTTGCTACCCGGCTCGCTGCCGGACTCCTTGGCGCCCTGCTCGACCGGCGCGGTGCGGGCCCGCTCGGCGGCCTTCTGCACGGCGAGCAACTGGTCGCGCTGCTTGCCCAGGTCGGTCAGCTCGTCGTTGGCCTGGCGGATGTGCTCCGCCTTGGCGAACGTGTCACCCGGGATCGACTTGACCTTCGTCATGTCGAGGTCGTCGCCGGCCTCGGTGAAGATCACGGAGAGCGCGTCGGACTTGGTCTTGATGCGGCCCTCGAGCTCTTCAAGGGCAGGGAACTTACTCACGTGTGGCTCCTCTGGAAGTCCCGGAGTCGACGCGCCACGGACGCGATGAGCGCTGCGGCGAGATTCTCTCGGGGAGTGTTCTTCAGTGCCCGGACGTCACCGAGCACGGCTGCGAGATCCTCTTCGGCCCAGCCAAGGACTTCGAAGGTGAGCGACGACAGGGACTTGCCGCGCGTCGCACGGGAGGAGCCAACCTCCCGGATACTGCCGACGACCTCTGCCAGCTCAGCCAAGAGCCCGGGCAGCCGGTCGATGTTCTTGAGCGTAGCATCGCTGCTGCGCAGCTCCGGCGGTTCACGGTCGACATCACGCAGATGTCCGGCGAGGTGGTTGTAGACGCCTTGCCGGTCGGCGTCCGGGATGGTCGTACCACCGCGCGCACCGTTCAGCACGGCGATGCCGGCGACGACGGCGCGCAGGTTGGCCGGGCCGCCGGCGCCGTGGTGGTGCGGGAATCGGTAGTTCGTCTTCGCCTCCGGGTCACCGGCCGCGTCGACCCAAGCGAACACCGACCGCAGTTCCGAGACTGAGGCGTCGTCGGCGATGGCCGCGACGACCGCGGTGCCGTCCCAGGCCCGGTTCGTGACCTCGCTGGTGTGCGGCCGGATCGCCGCCTTGTACAACGCGTTCACCGCGTCCCCTTCCTTGCCGGACCCGACCAGCCCCTTCGTCGCGAGAGTGCGGGTGTTGACGCCGGCGCCGACGAGAACGGGTGACACCTCGTGGACCGTCATCCGCTTGAGCAACCGGACGTCCTGACCCTCGTGCACGCCCGGTGCGGAGTCGTCGACGTCGTACCCGTAGGACCACTGCTGCCGGCCGGCGAGCTGCTTGACGACCTGGAAGGTGTCCTTGCCTGCGGTGGTGTCGAGGAAGAACTTGCCGTCGAGGACCGCTTCGGTGTCGGTCGTCCGGATCGTCCCGGTGCCGACCGGCAGCATGCCGCCCCACGACGTGTGACCGTAGGACGAGATGACCACTTCGGCGCCGTCGGTGAACGCGCCCGGCAGCGTGACGTCGCCGTCCTTGTCGATCACGTTGAACGTCGAGAAGACGGCCGACACCTCACCCTTGTCGGCGGACTTGATCTCGACCTGGCCGAACTGTTTGGTGTGCATCACGCAGCCTCCAACTGCTTACGTAGCTTCCAGCCGGCAGCCATCAGCCGGGCTGCGGTTTCGATGTCGTTGGTGGTCACAGCCGCGGCCGGGTCGGCGCTGCCGGGGGCCTGCAACTGGACGGAGAACAGGCCGGTGTGCTTCCCGAGCAGCCGGCTGAGGTCGTCGCTGCGGAGGAACTCCACGGCGGCGTCCGGCTCGAACCCGGCGTCGATCAGGGCACGCAGCGCGATGGCCTTCTTCGACTGGATCTCCGCGACGTCGGTCTGGTCCTCGCGCAGGAACGCGACCTCGCGCAGGTCGGCCCATAGGCGGGTCGCGCTGTTCGGCCGCGTTACCAGCGTCTGCAGCGACGCGGCAGCGACCGACCAGAGGTAGCGCATCGTCTTGTCCGCGACGAGGCGGCGGGCCGCGCCGAAGTTGCCCTGGTTCAGCGAGCTGCCCTGCAGACTCTCGGACATGCCGACGATCACCGGGTGCATCCCGGCCGCCTGCGCGATCCGTGTCTCACCCGCACCCTGGATCGCCTTGAAATCCAGCTGCTTCAGGTCGACGGTCAGCGGGGTGACGTCGGCGCCGCCGGCCAGGAACAGGGTCTTCCAGGCGTTCGCCGCGCCCTTGTGCTGCTCGTTGAACTTGTCGACGAAGTCGTCGAACTCAGCATCGTCCACGTCCTTCAGCGCGATCACCGCGCTGAGCATCGCGCCGTTCTTGAAGAACCGTTCCTTGTGCAGCGTCGCGGCCTTGTCCGCTTGGATCTCCCGCAGGATGGGCGTCAGCCACGACATGCCGCGGAACCGCGCGGCCGGGTCCGGCTGCGGCGAGTAGTGGCACACCTCGTCCGGAAGGAGGATCACCGGCTCAGGGGCTTGCACCCGCGACGAGACCAGCGGCCGGTACTCGTACGCGATCACCTTCGCATCGACCGCGTTCGGGTCACCCGAGTTCGACCCGATCAGGATCGTCACCCAGTCCGGCCGCAGGTACGCGATCCGGCGCCCCGGACCCGTCGCGGCCCGCCCCATCCGGCCGGCGTCATCAACGGTCGTGCCGTAGTAGTTCCCGGCCAGCGACACCGTCAGGTCCATCCGGGCCAGGAGCTCACCGGTCGTCTGGTTCGGCCCCGGCTCCTGAAGAACCTCGAGGTCGGCGTTGGTCCACAGGTCGCCGCCCTGGCCGCGGTTGAACGTGCGCCACGCGAACGACGCCTGCGAGAAGATGTGCTGCCGCGCCGCGATCGTCGAGAACACGACACCGTTCGCCTTGTACGCCGCGCCGATGTAGGCGTCGAAGTCGTTCTCGATCTGCTCCCGGTCCGACGACAGGTTGGACGACAGGAACGGGAAGCGCGCCGCGTCCAGTTGCCAGAACGGCGGCTGCGAGAAGCCCTTCCGCCTAGCCGGCCGTCCGGATCGTCCCGGTGCCGCTGGACCGCGAGCCGCGGCGATCTTCTCCAGGACTCCCGGCATCAGTCACCGCCCGGGCGGCCACTACCTGCTCGCCGTGCCTCCAGCCATCCGGCCTTCACCGCCAGGCCACACCACGCCACCGCGGTCACTGCCGAGCCGGCGAGCCAGCCGACCGCGAAGAACACGAGACCGAACACGGACAGCAGCGCCCGACCGACGTCCACCTGTCGCGCCTCTGCGGTGATCTCGTCCACCGGCACCCGGTCGAGCACAGTCGCCATGAGGTCAGGATACGCACAAAAACGAACACGATCCCACACCAGCGAACGCAACCCAACAATTTTCTACACTGGCACCATGGCGAACCTGCAGTCAGCTGACCGGCTACTCGCGCCCGCCGTCGCCAAGACGATCGCCGCGCTGACGCTCGCGGACGAGGACGCAGCTGCCGTCCGGCTCGCCCAGCAGTATGCCGCGACCATAGACGCCGCCTCCGACAAGGCCGAGGCCATGGCTGTGCTCGGCCCGAAGCTTCTCGCCTGCCTCGAGCAGCTCGGCGCCACACCGGCCGCCCGCGCCCGGCTTAAGGGAGGTGCTGGCCCCAGTGGACCCACAGGACTCGCCGGACTACGAGCCGCCCGCGGCGCCTGACAAAACCACCGGGCTAGTCGGCAAGACCGAGCCGCGGCTCTGGACGCCGCCGCTACGCCCGCTCACCCGCGACACCACCCGCGGCTTTGAGGTCATCGACTTCGCCGAGCTCATCGGCGAGCCGCTCCTGCCCTGGCAGCAGTGGCTCGTCAAGCACGCGCTCGAGCTCAACCCCGACGGCACCTACCGGTTCCGGACCGTCCTAGTGCTCGTCGCCCGGCAGAACGGCAAGAGCTCGGTCAAGCGCATCGTCTCGCTGTGGCGCCTCTACCTCGACGGCGCCCGGCTCGTCCTCGGTACAGCCCAGGATCTCAATCTCGCCCGCGAGCAGTGGAACATGGCGCAGGAGACCATCCACGCCTCCCCGGACCTCGAGGCCGAGTGGGACGTCGTACGCCGCGTCAACGGCGACGAATGGTTCCGCGCCGCCGGCGGCCGCTACCTCATCCGCGCCAGCAACCGCCGCGCCGGCCGCGGCCTATCCGTCGACGAACTCAACATCGACGAACTCCGCGAACAGCAGAACTGGGACGCCTGGTCCGCCCTCTCCAAAACCACCATGGCCCGCCGCCTCGGCCAAACCTGGGCCATGAGCAACGCCGGCGACGACAAATCCATCGTCCTCAACCAACTCCGCGACTCCGCGCTCGCCAGCCGCGACCCATCCCTCGGCCTCTTCGAATGGTCCGCCGAAGACGACTGCCCCCTCGACGACCCCGACGGCATCGCCCAAGCCAACCCCGGCCTCGGCTACACCGTCAGCGAAGCCGCCATCCGATCCGCCCTCGGCACCGACCCCGAAACCATCTACCGCACCGAAGTCCTCTGCCAGCACGTCGACCAACTCAAAGGCGCCGTCAACCTCGCATTCTGGAAGGCCTGTTCACAGCCGTCTATCGAACTCCCGGCCAGCCGCCGCATAGCCTGCTTCGAACTATCCGAGGACGGCAACCATGCCACCCTCGCCATCGCAGCCATCGGCCCCGACGGCAACGCGACCGTCCGAATCCGCAAGGCCTGGAGATCCAGCGACCAAGCCCGCGAAGAACTACCCGCAATCCTCGCCACACTGAAACCGGCCGCACTCGCCTGGTTCCCCACCGGCCCAGCCGGCGCCTTCGCCGCCACCCTCCGCCCCGCCAAGAAGGGCGACAAACTGAAGGTCACCAGCAACGGGCGCACTGTCCGCATCCAGACCGTAGAACTCGCCGGCGGCAAAGTCGCCGAAGCCTGCATGGGACTCGCAGACCTCGCCCGAGCCAAAGGCATCAACCACCCCAACGACCCGCTCCTCAACGCACACATCACCGCCGCCCAGAAGAAACCCGCCGCCGACGGCTGGCGCTTCGAACGCCGCGGCGTAGGCCACGTCGACGCCGCACTCGCCGCCGCCGGCGCCATCCATGTAGCCCTCACACTCCCCACCGCCCGCAAACCCAGAGCCCGAGCCGTCGCCTAACCCGGGGAGGGAGAAGTCCGGCGAG